TGTAAACATATGTTGAGCCATACGTCTACGAAGTGCAATCTCTCCGTGATTAGAAAAGTTAAGGATACCACGAACAGTATCGTAGTTATTAGTTTTAGCTGCTTCAGCGGCTATATTGTTAACGACACCATCTCTTTTTTTTTCAACTTGCTCAATGGCAAGTGCTTCTCCACTTTGAGGGATCAAACCCTGTTGGAGCATTTGGTAGTACCTATCATCAGCACGTGCTGTTTGAATGGCAACATCTACGTTTTGAAGCTGTACTGCAGTTTGCAGAGTCTTCGGCAGCAGTTCAGCAAACTGTTGCATAAACGTAGGATCTTTAGCAAAGCTAGCGGCAGTACCGCTTTGAGCTAAGTTTGAAAAGCTCTGCTGAATAATAGAGAGGTTTTGTTGAAGTTGTGGGTTAGGATCAGGTAGCTTGAGTGGATCAAACGTATTTGATTGAGCAGATGCCTGAAACTGAATTTCTGGAAGTTCTGGTAGTTTCATAGTTTAATTTATCCTGCAGCAGCTTGTCCAATAGAAAAAGCCCCGTTACCTGATTGGCTTGTTCCACTGCCACCACCGCCGTAGCGATTGGGATTAAAAACAGAGTTAGGATTAAATGCCGTATCAAATTGTTGATAAGCTGACAAGCCAGTCTGGACACCACCCATGATCTTCATAGCAGTGTTAAAGAAACCACCACTTTCAGAATAAGGTAAAGGAGCACCTTCAGGTACGATCTCAGGAATGGGACCGCCTCCAAGAATAGGCTGCACAGTAGACATAGTTGCTTGTGCTGCTGCACGGGCAATGCCTCCAAGATTACGTCCATATTGACGTTGGGCGCTGGCAACGCTTTCGACAAATTTACGTCTGTTGCGACCGTAGTCACCAAGAGTTTTAATAGCTTTCATTCTATCTGCGCTCTTCCCGTAGGATTCTGTAGCAGCAGCATAGCCTTCAACTTGATCTAATTGACGTAGCATACCTTCTTTTTGGAATGCAAACGCCATCATCTGTTCTGCAAACTTAGCTTGTTCTGTTTGAAACGAAGCATTAGCAGCAGCGTAGTTTTCGTCTAGTTGTCTTTGAACTTGTTCTACTTGACGCTCATACGCACGTTGGCGATAAGCATTCATTATCTCAGTCCTACGACGAGATAAAGTATTTTGATATGCTTGAGCGGCTACTTGTGCAGAGTTATCTCTACCGCCAAACATCGAAGCGACGCCGGATACCAATCCGACACCAGCACTGATTGTTTCTATCATTTGGGTTTAGTCCAATAAAATTCTTTTGTAGATTCGTTGACAAACCAGTCAGGATGCCATCGTCGCCAACGTGAAAAGGTTTTCCATTGTTTTTCAGTGTCAATACTTGTACACTTTATTAAAATTGTATCACCTTCTGGTATCAACCACCTTAACCGTAACACTTCTTCAAATCCTTGAGAAATGGTTTTAAACCCTACCGTGCCTGTCATATGGTTATGCAGACTACGGTAGCGTCTATTACGTCGTTGGTAATACCAGTCATTTATTTGGCGACGAGATCTGCCAACAGCGAATCCTACATTCCAAAGCACACCGTTGATCTCTTCCTCTTCATCCCAAGGTTCAAGAAACACTTTACATATATGTTTCCCAAGTTTAAATGTAGAGGTCAGAGTTCTACGGCGTGCTCTGTAGGTCATGTTTGGCGATAGAAACGACGGTTGTAGTTACCTTCCCATTCCATGCTCAACAAGCTGACTGGGAAAGGAGTGTCACCAATAATTTTAAATTTAACACTTGTGTTCCGTTGGTGAATCGGTACATCGTGTACAGCATTAGCGGATAGGTTAACGTTGTTCAACACATAGGTGTTAGGTAACGTTACATTAACAGTATCAGACCTAGTAGCCAGCAGGACTGAATCCTTACCAAGCACATCAATTTGATACTTGACAGGACCACTAAGACCTGTGGAGACTTTAGCTCTGTGAAGAATAAGATCAGCGTTGATGTCACTTCTACTAATTTGACCGTTCTGCTCTGTAGCATAGAACACAGGCATCTCGATTGTCATGTCGTAGATGTAACCCAAGATGATGTCTTTACCACGGAAATCTCCGTCAATAGTAACCTGGTTTCCAGACACAGTAGGATACAAAACAGCACCTTCTGCCTGTTCAGTTGGTGTTACAGGATCACCGATGTAGTTACCAAGTACAATTACTGAAAGTGTTTTACCTGTGATGTGATCAAAAGGTAACGTAATTGTAGTCTCATCGTCAGTTTCGTTATATGTCCGGTAAGGGTTGATAACGAACATGTCAAGACATACGTCAGTTTTTTCCCCGGTAGGCAGAGTCAAGTAACCTTGCTCACTAGATTGTGTCAAGTCATAGGATGTCAAGTACACATTAGATCCAGAATAAGTCACTGCATAGAACGTAGTTTTGTCAAAGAATTGACATAACAGGTTTCCAGTCAGCTCCCATTTGTACCAAGTTTGTTGTCTAAAATCCCCTTGTACAAAGAAACGATACTGATACAGTGTAGAAGATCCAGCCTTTCCAATAGAAACCATGGAAAGTGCAGGAGACGAAATCATGTCATCTACATCACTTGGAATGTATTCTGGTACACTCCTTGTAGACTCATCAATAATAGCACTGGTCTCTCGCTGTACGTTAAGAATTTCTAGCAGTTTGGTGTACAGAGTTGACTTAGTAACAAAGGCTAGACTGGTACCAAGAGGTACAGCGTTAACCTGACTATCACACTCATAGTTGCTTAACGTGCCAATACGTGCTGTTTTAGGACTCAAGATGTCTTCATTAGTAGACATCACAAACTGCTCGTTAGGTCCAAACAATACTAGACCAATTGGTGCTTCCAAGACATAGCTCAAAGTAACGGGTCTAACCGCTGTTGCTTGAATGTCAATTGGATCGTCATCTGTAATGTCTTGTGCAGTCGTACCAAAGAAGTTAAAGAAGTCACCAGATTTACTAAGAATCAAAGATTCATTAGAAAGAAAGCCCAGCCTGTTTCTGTGGAAAAAGATGCTGTTGATCTTCTGTCCGATAAAACTAGGAATAGGGTTGGTATCATCGTCACCAACTTCCCGATCAATCCACGTAACGGGTTCATACTTAAACGAACCATCAGTTTGCCTAATCAATTGATGAGGCATTGTGGTGTTATCGACTTGATAAGCAAGACCAGGTGCGACTGTCTCTTGCCAGACACCTTCACCATAAGTATAGCTGCCAGAGGTGCTGAATTTAACCCAAGTATCGTCTGCAGTGACATCTTCACTGTTGATGATATTAACCACATAACCATCTTTACACGAAACAGGGAGATTAGCAGAAACTGTAATTTCGTTTTGGAAATGATATAGAACTTTTTCGTTACTAGATGTAGAAGTTTTTGCAACAAAAGTTGTAGATGCGGTTACAGGTGCAATGTAAATACCGGAACCAGCTGCAGTAGCTGTAAAAGTCTGTGTAACTGCTCGTTCACCAGGACCTTCTAGTGGAAGGTTGGTCGTTTCTCCACCAGTTAAATTCAAAGGAATTGTATAAGTATCTGAGTCAACTACGGTTACTGTGTAGCTTGCGTAGTCTTCAGTAATAACTCTACGTAGTTTACCTTCAGAATTAGCTCCTAGATAATCTTTGTAGTCATACCTGTTTGTAACAGAACTAGATCTTACACTATAGATACCGTCGTTTGCACCTCCGCTTAGTACTTGAATCTCAACAAGATCATCAGTAGCTAATCCGTGGTTTGTTTCTCTACTCTGTACAGTACCGCCTGATTGTACTTCATACGCACAATCCGCTCCCGTTCTACGCCAGCTAATTGTATCACCAGTAGTCAATCCGTGACCAACATCAGTAATAGTAACTGTTGTGCTGCTGCTAGTACTGTAAGTGTTATCAACTCTAGGGTTATTGATTTCATCGACAAGTTTACTTACGATGTAATTAGAGTCAAATTCAATTCCTTTTTGCTGAACCAGAAGTGGTGATTTATCGGTTTTAAAAGAGTACTCTGTACCAGCAAGATCAATTGTATAAAGAGTATCGTAAGACACGATAGCAATAACAACAAAAGCCTGGTTAGGCAATGCAGGACTGAGGTCAGCTGCATCTGTTTTCATTGCTGTTACTTTGTTTTTGTTCAGTACAAACGTATAATCGTTAACAGTAACAATTTCAATATCTTCTGGATCTGCTCCGTAAAGGTAAGCAGTACTAGGAGCAGTAGGATCACAAGCGGTTACTTCAGCTTCGTAATCAGTCTTAGCTGTACCTTCAGCAGTAACAGCGTTGTCATATGCTGTCTGTGCTGTACCCATGTCAGTGGTGGCTGTAGTCAGGTCACCAGCAGTATGTGTAGCAGCAATGGTTTTATTTAGTTCGTAAACGTTAAAACCTTCACGTATAAACAATGGGTGTTCAGCAGCTCGATCGTTACCTACAGCATAGTTAGTAGGCATCGGATCACCGCTTGCAACCGTAGCTACAACAGTACCGTTTTCTTTGACAATCTTTTGCAGCGTTGTCCTGTTTTCCAAGACACCAGAGTAAAGATCGACATCATACTCACCACCAGTGTAGGTAGTATTTACTTTAAATAGAACACTGGTAGTGGTGTCTTGACCATCAGAAACCTCTGCAAATGTAGACTGAGCGTCGTTAAGATCAGTAAGCTCTGTGTCAGTAGTATCTAAAGCAGTCCTATATGTAGACAAATCAGTCTTAAGGTTAGCCAGGTTACAGCCACCAGGTACGCCAGTACCGGTGCCCATGTCTACAGCACGTGGCTGTCCGTCAAGAATACTCCACACACGGAACTGATCATCATCATATTGCACTACATATTTTTCTTGATCATCTCTCAGGATTGGAAACCAACGACCTGAAGTAGACGCATTATTCAATTCGGCTTCAAACTTACCACCGGGTCGCTTAAGCATACCAAGTGCGTAATCAGGAAATACATTGACAGCTTCTTTTAACTGTCCAGGGCGTTTCTTACTGTCAGCTTGTTGGGATACTCCACCAAAAAAATTGGAAATCCTTTGAGTGATCTTACTCATCGTGCAAGTGCGTTATATGGTTGATAGTTGTTGTAGTAGTTCTCACCGTCACGCCAGCCAAAGATGGTATAATCACCTTGATTACAATCATATTCAACTGCAGCTGCACGGGTCATGAACTCTTGTTCTTGTAGTAGTTGTGCTGTCTGAGCATCTCCGACAAGTTTAATTGCAGAGATTCTAGCAGCACGAGCAGTAATATAATTTTGAATGACTGGTGGAACGTCACCAAAATCATAGAACCAAACTACGTCAGCTTTAATAGCTTCTTTAAATTCAAATGTATGATGGAGTCGGTCGTAGAGTTTAGTTCCACGTCGTACCACATCCATGTCATCACGATGTGTTTCAGTGTTTGCATCGATCTGCAAAGCGTTGGTCGGATAAAGGATTTCTTTTGTACCAGAATCAGGAGTCAGTTCATAACCCCTTTCTTGGTTGAACATCCATCCTTCACTTTGCACTTGCTTGTTAACTTCACGCAGAGTTGTAAGGACAATAGATACTTCTGGGTTTTGTAGATCAAGCGTGGTGACAGGAGCCTGTCCCACGGAACTGAGTATTTGGTTCACAGCATCCAGTTCGGTGGACGCAGCATATGAGACAGGCATAGCAGTAATAGATAAAAAAAAGGGGACCCCGAAGGATCCCCAGTATAAGATCAAATAAAGATCAGAATGCGGTAGGCTTGGTAGCGGTACCAGCGAACAGCTCAACACAAGCTGCAGGGTTCAGGTAGTCAGCGCCCATGGCGAGACGACCCAGGATCACGTCACCCTGATAAATCACGGAGACGTCTCCACTGGTGACTTGCACCTGAGGACCACTGGCTTCCACGCAGGCAGCGCCTTCACGTTGGAAGATCA